TTTTCGTATGCTTTCCATTGCATTTCAGTCTCCAGATAATTGCGGAAAATCCGCGTCACTGCGTCCCCGTTCTTAACAGAAAAAAATTGCGCGGCTAAGTCACCGGTCTTAGCATCAATTTGCTTTTGCATAAAAGCGCAAGCCTCATGCAAGGCATCTTCTGCAATCTCATTAAGATCCATGTCGAGAATCCTGAATAAACATTACCTCTTCTCGCAATTCATTTATCAGTCGATCAAGAAAAGCAAATCGCTCTGAATGTAGGTCTCTGGCGACTTCATATTCCCCTTTTGCGGCGGTCTGATAGTCCCGTCCGTTCGGGGAGCATTCGCTCAAAGCAATTAGCGCTGTACTAATTGAATCCATTGCGGCCCATCTCTTCTCAAGCAAAGACTCGCGGCTGGCCCCGTTTAAATTTACCACTGGATATCCGTTCATTTCTTCCCCCGAAATAATTCAACAGCATTGTCTAGCGGAATCAAATTCAAAATGACATCAGCACGAAGTCTTTTTTTCGCTAAGTCTGGGTCGCAAAGCATCATTGCCGAGTCCTTCAGCTTTATAGTTTGAAATATTTTGCCGTCCCGTGAAAATACAATCCTGTTTGACATCAATCGAAGCAATTGTTTTTTTGCTAACGTAATTCCCAGGAGTTCATCAATGATGAGATCGGCGTTCATTGGGAAAGCGCCATACTCACACACCATATCCGGAAGGTTGCGGCTATATGTTTCCAAAAAATTCCCGAGTTCGTTCGGGTAATATTGGTTTGCTCCTCCAAAACCGGAATTGCTCACCGTCCCCGTCCTTTTCCCGTCCACACAAACCGACGCGCTGAAACAAGAAGTTTCCTGACTGGCGAAGGCCGCATACTTTACGTTCTTTAATTCAATTTTCATTTCATCACCTGATCTATGTAAATTTCCATAACCGAAGGAAAACCACCCCCATCAACGCGAACCTTGAGAAAACCGTAGCGGTCTGGTTCTGTAATGGCTGTGAATATATATTTTTCGTCCCCATCATCCATCCATTCTGGTTTGATTTTTACGATCTCGCCCACTTTCATGCTGCACCCAGTAAAATTTCTTCAGCGCCACAAACCGCATGCTCACCGCACGATTCGCACTTGTAACCGTGAGCATCGGCCTCGACCCCGTCCATCTGCGAACCGCAAACGGTACAGAATCCAATATCACTATCAGACTCAATTGCATCCAACACTTCATCCATATTAAGCATGATTTTCTCCTGTTGAAAAAGTACTGACAAGGGTATGCCCTTGCCGCTACTCTCTACGCACGACACCCAAAAGCCCGGAGCCGCGCCTTTACTGACCTGATCTCGGCATTTAGTTCTCGGACCGTTATGCCTTGCCCCAGTCCAGCATCGCCAAACAGGGCGCACTCGCTTTGGTATTGGGTGGTCACCTCCCAGGCATGCTCCTCTAAATCATCAAGCCGGCCGTTCATCCAATAGTCGATAAATTCTTGGCGTGTCATGCTAGCGACCTCCTGCATGCCCAAATCGCCGCCAGCATTGCCCGACGTTCGCCCGTCTGATTAGCAAGCTTGACTAAGTCCCTCGCTGGGATGCTCTCCCCAACACCGTTACGGCTGCACCAAGCATCAATTCCAGGCGCACAAGACCCAGTTGCGAAAGCGTCCGCACGGGTGACGATCAGAGAACTAACCCGAGCCAATAACCGTAGCCGTCTGGCGTCTTTTGCGCTTTCTTGCATCCGTTTATGCTCAAGCTCCTGCAGTCGAGCCTTCCTTGCCCTTTCGGCATAGCATTCTGACTCATCCGCGCCATGCTCCCAGTAATGCCCCTCGCCAACGATATTAGGCAATATGATTGCGTATCCCGTTTTCCCCTTTGGGCCGTATCGGACCGCCCCTACCCCGTCCCGCACCGCGTAACAGTCGCCCTGCAAAAGACAACTGGACGGAGCAAGCCTTCCGGACGGCATGCGAAACCGCGCCACCTCATTCCCGAGGTGATTTTCAAGGATTAGCGTTCTCCCTTCAATTCTCGCTCCGCCATCCCTCCATTCTGCCGGCCGTTTGTACGACTTTGAATACAGCCACTCAACATGCTGGAGTCCTCCTGCACCATAACTGACGGCCCCTCTGGAACTGGAATAAAGGCTCCGTACATTAAGATGATAATTCCGTCCTATCTGACAAACCGTTTCATGTCTCTGCGCTTTCCGTTTCGCGGCCCTGTCCACGTTAATTTCTTCTGTGGTTTTCATTTTTTCCCCCTTTTAAAAGCCTCTCGCCCGTCCAAAACCTGGAATCCAGGCGTCGCCCTTCCCTTGCTGATTTTGTCCCAGCATGGGGCGCACATTGCCATCTCTTCATCATTGTGGGCAATCATCACCCAGCGCCGGCAATCGGCAATAGCGTTGCATTGACCGCAGAAAATTGACCTACCGGCCGAATATTTCAGCAAATTGCGACTGATTATTGTTTGCATGACTGCCCCTTAAATTTTATAAATTGGAATAATGACTTGCCTCGCAACTAGATCAACTTTTTTGGCTCCGCCGCCGTGGGCCGGAAAACCGATAATGACGGTCCTGTCTCCCTTTGCACACAGTCCGCAATCTATGCACTGGATATTGTCGTGCGTGATTGCGGGGCAAATGACAACAGGCCGGCCGGCCGGGGTGCGGGTGTTCGTGCGTTGTTCCGTAGGCAACAGCACGGCAACAGGTAGCCCGGTATCTGCACACAGGTCCGCGTGGCTCAAATTATTAGCGGACAGATTGACCACAAAACCGCCGATAGCGGCTTCATAAAGCGTATCAAGATTTTCAGGGGACAGGGCGTGATGAGTGTATGTAAAGCCCCGTTTCCCCGTGTTTGCTGCTACAAGTCGGCGGAATTTCGGCCGGTCGATTTTCCTACCCTTGCGGGGCAGGTCCCCGGCCTGATTCGCTCGCCACAATTGTTCATCCGGTAGTCCTGCTATTTTCTCGCAATGCGTATTCCAATCGGTTCCCCGCTCGCCGCTTGATACTTTGTCCCAGTGCATTGAAAGATGATAGTCATCGGCCATGCAGCCGTGTTTCTTGAGCGGACAATCTCCGCATGAGTCCCTCTCACCCGTAGTGACGGGGATCGGGCCTGTTTTTTGATTGCGGGATTTCAGCGTTAAATGCGCTCTCATCATTCAGCCTCTATTTGTTGAAAATTTTTCAGATAAGCGGCCCGTAAACCAACGGACAGCGAAAACACAATCGAGAAGTGTCGATTAATTGCCGCTTGGACAGCAAGCGGTAAAGCAAAAAAATCGGCCACGCTTTCATCCGGTCCGGAAACGGGCGGTTTTCCCTCTGCCAGATAAACGAAAGTTTTTTTGACGGTATCCGGATAATCTACATAGACAATTGCAGCAATTCCTGGAGTGATTTTGTACATTATTTCGTCCCCGTCAAAATCGAACCATTTATCCGGTTAAAAACATAACCGTTTTTTATTTCCCCAGCTACAAGCTCGGTATCCTCACACGTTGCCGTATTTTGGCTGTTCATTGCGGTACCCCGTACCCTTCCTCACGGCCGCCCCACGTGTTATAGGCGCCGCTCGGGAAGTGAATCTTGACGGTGTATCCGCGCGGATCTCCACCGAACCGGGGCACGATACCGAACGGGGCGAGAATTTCCACCATGCGCGCCTCTATCCGGGCTTCATGCGCTGCGCGCTTGGCCTCCCACTGCTCAAGGAATTTATCGTCAAACCGATAATCATGCCGTCCGCCCGGGTAACCGTTGCAGGCTTCGCACGCCAGCCGGCCGTGGGTTTTTGCGTGACGCATGAGGGCGCGCGCTGCATCGGTGCACTGTTCCAATAACAGTTTCCCAGTCTGATTTTCCTTGCTTATCGGGCAAGGCCTGCCGTTAAACTCACTCACAAGTCGCGCAATAAATCCTTCGCGATCTTTTGCTGTTGCCATTTTAATATTCTCCAGTCGATTCACGGGGCCGCCGTGCCGGTTTGATGATTTTCAATCCTTAATTATTGCCCGCATGGCAGTGTCAATGTGGGCGTCCAGGTAATCAAATTGCTGATATGTATAGATGTCATAAATGCGCGCCGCGTGAAATAACTTCCAGCGGATAGCACAGTCGATATCTTTAATTTTCGGATTCTGGGCATACTGTTCGCGCAAGGCGGCCACGTGCACCAATAACGGAGTAACGCGCGCCTTTATTGTCTGGTAATGCTCTGGTGTCATTCTCATGTTATCTCCTCCGGTATCTCAACCTCGTCGCCCAGTTTTGAGGCAACGTAGCAGCGCATGGCTGCGATTAAAGCGGTCTTTCCACGATAAACATCTGCTGTCGGGCAGTGCGCAGACGCCAGCCAATCGCTACCTTCCCACGCATGGCCTATACCAATCTTCTCCCGTTCAATGATCTGGCCACCTATCGCCCAAGATGTTGCTGGGCTATACGGCCCCATCCTCTCCGGGCCACTGATGTAGAACTCGTCGGGTTCGTCTCCAAATCGAAAGATGGGGTCATCGCGTCCTGCGGCCTTCGCCACCGCCCAGTCCAGGGCAGCACCTTCCATCTCACTTGACCTGTATTGTTTTTTGCTCATCTTGATTCCCTTTTCACTCCGGAACATTCCGGAGCTTGTATCTATGCAGCAAGCGTGCCAATTCTGTAAGTCATTGATTACATTAAAAATCCAGGAAAAAGAGCAATTATTACAATGAACAATTGCGTCACAAAGTGACAAAAAACGTCACATGTTGCCGTTTTTGGGTATGATCAGAATATGAATACCTCAAAAATTCCTAAGCGCCGGCTCAGTCGCGCGCAAGTGGGCGAAGCCCTAAAGACCGTACCAATGCAGTCGATCCTCATGGGAGCCAGTAACAGCAAAGACAAGGTTCTCACGTCTAAACAACTGCGTTTCGCCGAAGCATTGGCTAGGGGAGACAGCAAAGCAGGTGCCTACCGCACCGCGTACAACAGCGTCGGAAACGGATACACGCAGTCTCGGAGAGGTCAGGAAGTCGCAGCCATCGGCGCAGTCCAGGCACAGGTTGAGGCGTTCAGGGTGGCTCTTGAGGCGCAGCGATATGCAACTCCGGCTGCGCTACGTGCGCTAGTGATTGAGCGCTTAACATGTCATGCAATAGATGATAATCTGCCGCCGGCTCAAAGGCTTAGAGCGCTTGAGATGCTAGGAAAAGTAACTGAGGTTGCTGCATTTACTGAGCGCCGAGAGATAATAAAAACAGATTCCCCGGACGATGCTAGAGCCAAACTATTAGCGTCGCTCCGGTCCGCTATTAGCTCTGGGGACGGCGGAGCTTCCCTATTGGCGGAGCTAGGCCGCCGGCCGGCCGTAACTCTAGACAGTAACGCTGTTACTCTAGACAGTAACGCTGTTACTCCGGACAATGTCAGTGTAACAGGGTGTTACACTGAGGTGGCCAATGGAATCAAAGACTTAGCAAAATGTCACAGTAACACTGTTACTCACAGTAACACTGTTACTCAAGTCGATGTCATGAGGTCGGACGATTCTGCCCCCCGTCAAACACATGACAAATTCCCAGCGGCCGCCGAGGCAATCGATCAATCGCTCGAATCGGACCCGATATCGGCCCTTTCTGCCCCAGCCGATGCTACAGCCTGCCCGGAGCTAGACCCACCCACGCCCACCCCCCAGCTTGTGGCGGCCTTGGCCTGGCGCACACTTGCTTAGTAATCCGCACACTAAATGTCAGTGTAACAGGGTGTTACACTGACCCCCCCTTACAAAACAATGACTTACAAAAAAAATTACATATATAATTTTTTGGACAAGATATGACGCCCGCACAGAAGCAAATATTTTTAGTAATAGATGAGTGGTGGAAGCGTTTTGGGTTTGGTCCGTCTATTGATGATGTAATGGAATTTACTGGGGAGAAGGGCAGGGGTAATGTATCTAGGAAGATGTGGGCGCTTGTGGATATAGGAGTATGTAAAGGGGTTAGGAAGAGAGCTAGGTCTATTAGACCATCTGGGTTGCGGGTAAGAAAAATTGAGTAATGAACTGTTTGATCTTTTAAAAAGCCTGCCGCCGGAGGAGTTGGTTAAGGTTATTGATAAACTGCCTGCGGGAGAGAGAGATCATCTGTTAGTAATGGCAGAGAGTTATGCTCAGTCTCTTGAAAGGGAAAGAGGACAGAATAGTTTTATGGCGTATGTGAAGTCTATGTGGCCTACTTTTATTAATGGCCGGCACCATGAAATTATGGCTAAGAAGTTTGAGGAAATAGCTTCTGGTAAGTTAAAGAGACTGATTATTAATATGCCACCCCGGCATACAAAATCTGAGTTTGCTTCGTATTTGCTACCGAGTTGGTATTTGGGAAAGTTTCCCGCAAGAAAGATTATCCAAGCTTCTAATACTTCTGATCTGGCTGTTGGTTTTGGCAGGAAGGTTAGAAACTTGGTAGGAGGTGAAGTTTATTCAAAGATCTTTCCCAATGTTTCTTTGAGACACGACTCCAAAGCGGCCGGTAGATGGTCTACCAATATGGATGGGGAGTATTTTGCTATTGGGGTAGATGGGACTGTTACTGGTAAAGGTGCAGATCTGTTAATTATTGATGATCCGCATAGTGAGCAAGAAGCAAAACTAGCTGAATCTAACCCTGCTGTTTATGATTCTGTTTATGAGTGGTTTACCTCTGGCCCGAGACAACGGTTACAGCCTGGGGGGGCTATAGTAATCGTCATGACTCGATGGAGTAAACGAGATTTAAGTGCCCAGGTATTAAAAGCGGCCGCACAAAGAGGAGGGGAAGAGTGGGAGGTTATTGAATTTCCGGCTATTCTTCCTTCTGGAAAACCTTTATGGCCGGAATTTTGGTCTTATGAGGAGTTAGATGCGCTTAGGACTGAACTCTCTAATAGTAAGTGGCAAGCTCAATACCAACAGAATCCCACCTCTGAGTCTTCCGCGCTTATTAAAAGAGAATGGTGGAGAATATGGGAGACAGACACCCCTCCGCCTTGTACGTTTATATTAATGGCTTGGGATACTGCTTTTGAAAAAAGTAACAGATCGGATTATTCTGCATGTACGGTGTGGGGAGTTTTTGAAACTGTTAATGAAAATGACAAACCAATACAAAACATTATCTTGTTAAACGCAATCAGGGATCGGGTGGAGTTTCCGGATCTGAAGAGAATGTTTATGGGGCAATACAAAGAATGGAAGCCAGATTCAATCATTGTTGAAAAGAAAGCCTCTGGCGCACCTTTGATATATGAACTTAGAGCGATGGGGATACCAGTTCAGGAATTTACCCCAACAAAAGGTAACGATAAGATAACAAGGTTAAATGCAGTATCGGATTTGTTTGCCTCCGGCAGGGTGTGGGCACCTAACACGCATTGGGCTGAAGAAGTTATAGATGAAGTCGCTTCTTTCCCGGCCGGAGATCATGATGACTATGTAGATACCGTATCAATGGGATTGATGCGGTTTAGAAAAGGTGGTTTCATTACCACGGATATGGATGAAGAAGAACCTAAACGAAAATTCAGGTCAAAACACGCTGTTTACTACTAAGGAACGCATATGACTATTGATAAAGCCTTGTATTCGCCGGTTGTTACTGAAGATCAATTGGAAATTGAAGTAATTATTCCGGGCGAAACGGTTGAAGAAGAGGATCTTGGTGATTTCAATGACAATCTAGCCGAAGAAATGGGTGAAAATGTATTGTCTACATTGGCATCGGATCTTTTGGGGGATTATGAGAGCGACGTTTCTTCCAGAAAAGACTGGCTTGATACCTACGTCAAAGGATTGCAGCTTCTTGGATTGAAATACGAGCAAAGATCTGAACCTTGGCCTGGTGCTTGTGGAGTTTTTCATCCTCTATTAATGGAATCGGCGGTTAAATTCCAATCAGAAACCATAATGGAGACTTTCCCTGCTTTGGGTCCAGTCAAAACCACCATTATTGGCAAAGAAACCAAAGAGAAAAAAGAAGCGGCTGTTCGTGTTGCGGATGACATGAACTATGAGCTAACAGAAGTGATGGTTGAGTATAGGCCCGAGCATGAAAGACTTTTGATTTCCATGTGTTTGTCGGGGAATGCCTTTAAAAAGATCTACTATGATCCTTCTATTGAACGCGCCGCCGCTCCATTTATCCCGGCAGAAGACATTATCGTTCCTTATGGCGCGACAAGTCTTGAATCAGCAGAACGTGTTACCCATAGGATGAGGAAGACAGAAAACGAACTCAGGCGACTCCAAGTTGCCGGGTTCTATAGGGACATCGATCTAGGCACTCCAACTATGACGATGGATGACATAGAAAAACAAAAAGCAAAAGATGCTGGATTTAATGCTTCAGTAGATAACAGATACCAACTACTTGAAATGCATGTAAATATCAATCTTCCGGGGTATGAGGACAAAGATAACGAAGGTGAAACAGGTATAGCACTTCCTTATGTAGTTACCATTGAAAAGGGAACCACGACTATTCTGGCAATTAGAAGGAACTGGCTGCAAGAAGACAAGAAGAAACAAAAACGCCAGCACTTTGTACATTATGGATACATTCCCGGCTTTGGATTCTATTACTTTGGATTAATCCATCTTATTGGCGGGCATGCTCAAGCGGCCACTTCTTTGATGAGGCAGTTGGTAGATGCAGGAACACTATCTAATCTTCCCGGCGGATTAAAAGCAAGAGGACTAAGAATAAAAGGAGATGACACTCCCATAGCCCCCGGTGAATTTAGAGATGTCGATCTTCCATCGGGAGCTATTAGGGACAATATCCTAATGCTCCCCTACAAAGAACCAAGTCAGGTTCTCTCTGGATTAATGGATAGGATCGTTGCAGACGGCCAAAGGTTTGCCGCAACGGGAGATCTCAAAATATCCGATATGTCCTCTCAGTCTCCCGTAGGAACTACTTTGGCTATTCTGGAAAGAATGCTGAAAGTTATGTCTGCGGTTCAGGCAAGAATCCACTATGCCATGAAGCAGGAATTTAAACTGCTTGCTGCAATTATCCGAGATAACACTCCGGCCGAGTATTCGTATGAGCCTGAAGTAGGAAGTAAAAAAGCAAAACAATCTGATTATGATTTGGTATCAGTGATACCCGTATCAGATCCTAACGCCTCGACCATGAGCCAGAGGGTTGTCCAATTTCAAGCGGTCCTGCAGTTATCGGCCGGCTCTCCTCAGATTTATAACCTTCCCTACCTTCATCGGCAAATGATTGAAACACTTGGGGTGAAAAACGCAGAAAAGATTGTACCAATTGAAGATGATATGGCTCCTGTAGACCCTGTTACAGAAAACATGAACATTATGCGCGGGAAACCCGTTAAAGCGTTCATGATTCAAAACCATGAGGCGCATCTTGGAGTTCATTTATCTGCAATGCAAGATCCAAAACTAGCTCAGATTATGGGTCAAAACCCACAAGCGCAAACAATCATGGCCGCAGCACAAGCCCATGTCATGGAACATGTGGCATTTCAATATAGGAGAGAGATTGAAAATCAGCTAGGCGCAACACTTCCGCCTATGGATGATGAAAACAAAGAACTTCCACCAGAAATTGAAGCGCAACTTGCTCAACTATCCGCTATGGCTGCTTCAAAACTATTGCAAAAGAACACCGCAGAAGCACAACAACAGTCCGCTCAAAAACAACAACAAGATCCATTGATACAAATGCAGCAAAAAGAACTGCAAATTAAAG